AAATCCATTCAGTCCTCTTCAAGTAATGAGTAACATCTTTGATGAAATGCAAGCTGAAATAGAAGCAGGCACATTAAAAGCAATTATTATACCAGATATATGTAGTGTTGAATTTGGACGTGGCGTTGGATATGATATTATAGAACACATACCACCAGTAGAAGTGGCTGAAATATCAGCAACTAAAATTCGTGAACAAATGAAAGCAGAGGGTAAATTATGATAAAACATTCGACATATTTTGTTGATATAGATGGAACTTTATTCGTATACAGAAAGTTTGACGAAATAAAGATAATAACTGCAAAGCCAATTCAGACAGTAGTTGATAAAGTAAATAGTGAATACGATTCAGGTAGCCATATTGTTATTACAACAGCAAGGCCTATTGAATTAGAACTGTTTACAAAACAAGAACTAGAATCAGCAGGGGTTAAATACCACCAGATCATATTTGGAATAGCTAGAGGTACTAGATACATTATAAATGATCGAGACCCTAAAGCACCTGAAATAGATAGAGCCATAGGAATCAATTTAAATAGAAACGAAGGTTTATGCATGTAAGTAAAAAGAGGCACATGGCTAAAACAATTAGCTACAGACTATTAAGTACATTAATAGGCTTCATTATTATGTGGTTGATAACAGGATCGATTAAAGTAGGCGCTGCTTTTGGTATAGCTGAACTTGTTTATAAGCCTATTCAATACTATTTACATGAGAGGATCTGGTATCGTTGGATAACTTATGGCCTACAAAAAGATTAGTTTTTGTTATAATATCATATATTTATAAATAAAACGTTAGATATGAAAATTTTACTTATTGTTATTGTAATCGCAATTATTTGTGCATTTGTACTTCTTAAGAAAGGTAAAATCAAAGACCAAAATAACAACAACATTCCTGATTTCATAGAAGATGCTGTTGAAGAGGTAAAAGATGTTGCTAAAGAAGTAGTAGCCGTTGTTAAGCCACGATCTAAAAAGAAAGTAGAGTCTAAAAAAGAAGTTGAATCTAAAAAAAAAGTAGTAAAAAAACAAAAGTAATATATGAACAAAATTAAACTCAAACTACATGAATATTATGCACTTGAGGCAGAACTAAATGGAATGGTTAATCAAGAAACAGGTCAGGTTATTATAACAAGTCTTATTTCTGAGACTAAAAAGTTGACTACTAAATACTGGTTAAACGATCTAGCTAAGAAAGTAGCAGTTGAAAAAGAGTCTGTAGAGTCATTAAAACAAGAGCTAATCAAGAAGTACGGTGAAGCAGATGAGCAAGGATCTGTTTTTATTCCTATGTACATTAACATCGTTAAAGACGAAGAAGGTAATATTGTTTCTAAAGACGCTAATCCTAAATTCATAGAGTTTCAAAGCAACTTTAATGATCTTTTAAATGAAGAGAGAGAATTAGAATATAAAGGCTTTAAATTAGAAGATTTTGAGGATGTAGAAGTAGGGGGAGTGTACAGCACTTTCTTTAAATTCATTGAAGTATCTCCAGAATAATAGTATTTTAATTATTAATATAAGGCTCTCTTAAATGAGAGCTTTTTTTCTTAAGAGGGTTTATATATTTATTATAAATTATTGTTATGGGTAAATTAACAGATACAGAGCTTCAAAAGGTACAGCTTATCAAAAAAGATGCCCTAGAGGTTGCATCAACTCTAGGAGAACTTAGCTATCAAAAACTTACTATTGAATTGTTGATAGATGAAGAAAAGAAGAAAATTAAGACAATCAAAGTAGATGAAGAAAAAGTATTGTCAGAGTTGAAAGATAAGTATGGCAGCGTCTCCATAAATATAGAAACTGGGGAATTCCAATAAAGTGTTTTGAATAAAGTATTGATATTTATTACTAGATAAAAATAACATAAATGGCCGAAACACTTATTAGCCCAGGAGTTTTCTTAACTGAAAACGATTTATCACAAATAACACAAGGCCCTGTTGCTGCCGGCGCAGCTATTTTAGGTCCTACATTAACTGGTCCAGTAAATATTCCTACTTTAGTAACTACTTATTCAGATTACAAATCACTCTTTGGAGCTGCATTTATTTCTGGAGGTACTAGCTACGAATATTTAACTAGTATTGCTGCATTAAACTACTTTGAACAAGGTGGTGATTCTTTGTTAGTAACTAGAGTAGTATCTGGTTCTTATACTGCAGCAACTGCATCTATTCCTGCATTTAATGAAGCGGCATGCTTTCAATTAGCTACTTTAACATTAGGTGAAGTAATGAATAACTTTGCTTCTGGAACAGTTGCTCCTTACGCATCAGGATCAACAAACGGATCACTTCCTACAGGATCAGCCTCTAATATTCGTTGGGAAATAACTGGTGTAAATTCTGGATCCGGTGTATTTAATCTTATTATACGCCGTGGTGATGATTATACTAATAGCAAGACTATTCTTGAAACATGGAATAATCTTTCTTTAGATCCAAATCAAAATAACTATGTTGCGTATGTAATTGGTGATCAATCTCAAACTATACGCCAAGACTCAACACTTAATTACTATTTACAAACTACAGGATCTTATAAAAATAACAGTAGATATGTAAGAGTATCTAATGTATTCCAAGCTACACCTAATTACTTTAATAATGTAGGAGTAGCTAAAGCAGAATATACTTCGTCACTTCCTAAAGTATTTCAAGACGCTATATCTGGATCTGGATCTTATCACGGTTCTTTTAGTGGTGCAACAGGAAAGTTATTTGGATCTCTTGGTAAAGCTCCAGTAAATTTCTTTGAGGCAATACCAAATTCAAATTCTGTAGTAGGTACTCCAACAACTAATATCCAAGGTATACATCCAGCAGATTATGCAATAGGCATTAACCTACTTGAAAATTCTGATGAGTACGATTTCAATGTAATCTATGCTCCTGGATTAACTAGTAAAAACGCTGCAAGTACAGTATCTGATATTGTTGTTCTAGCTCAAGAGCGTGGAGACAATATAGCTGTAGTTGACATGGTTGGATATGGTTCACAAATCAATTCTGTAATAACTGAAGCCGTATCTTATGATAACTCTTATGCTGCAACATACTGGCCATGGGTACAAATCAGAAGCCGTGAAACTGGTAAATTAAACTTTGTTCCTGCTTCTACTTTGGTACCAGCAGTATATGAATACAATGATAAAGTATCAGCTGAATGGTTTGCACCTGCAGGTATGAATAGAGGCGCACTCTCTACAGTATTACAACCAGAAAGGAAGTTAACTGTTAATGATCGCAATCTTCTTTATCAAGGTAAAGTTAACCCGATTGCTACTTTCCCTGGTGTTGGTACAGTGATCTATGGTCAAAAGACTTTGCAACAGAAGCCATCTGCTCTTGATCGTGTAAACGTAAGACGTTTGTTAATTGCACTTAAAGACTACATTGGTCAAATCGGTGAAACAATCGTGTTCGAACCAAATACTCAAGTAACTCGTAACAAGTTCTTAAATCAAGTTAATCCTTATTTGGAATCTGTACAACAAAGACAAGGTCTTTATGCCTTCCAAGTAGTAATGGACGAAACTAATAACACACCAGATGTAGTAGATCGTAACCAATTAGTTGGTACGATATATCTACAACCAACCAAGACTGCGGAATTCATTCAACTTGACTTCAACATTCTTCCAACTGGTACATCATTTGGTCAATAAAATAAATAAAATTTAAGATGAACGATAATACAATTTTAAGAATCAAAGTACCTGCTAACTTATACGAGAGTGTAAAAAAGCAATTGACTATCACTGAAGCAAAAAAAGGCGCTCACAATCTTGGTGCCGGTATGGAAGTAGTTAAGGAGAAGAAAATGAAAGCTCCTAAAGATGAAATGCAAAAAGTAGAAGAGGAGAAAGTAGAAGAAATGAAAGATGATAAAAAGAAAGGCCATTCTTTAGAAGAGTTAATGAAAGCTAAAAAACATCTTGAGAAGAAGATTAATGAAATGGAAATGGCTTCTAAAGAAGATATAAAAGAATATGTTGGCATGGGTCCTGATGAAATGAAGGCTATGGAAATACTTGGGACTGCATTAGCTGGAACAGCTGCAGGCGCTGCAATAATTTCACAAATTAAAAATTTCTTTAGTAAAGAAAAAGGTGATGAAAAACCAATGGACGATAAAGAAGTTGGTGGAATGGAAGAGGCTAAAAAAGAAAAGAAAGAAGAAAATAAATAAATTCGTTGTCGAATATTTATAAGTAGAATAAAACTTAACATACAATGCCAGTATTGGACCCCAACGAGATAATGTTTACGGCGTTTGAACCAACAGTATCAAATAGATTTGTAATGTACATTGATGGTATTCCTTCTTACATGATTAAGAAGGCAGACGCACCAGGTGTAACTTTAAATGAGATCAAACTCGATCATATCAACGTTTACCGTAAGATTAAAGGTAAGGCTGAATGGAGAGATATGAGCTTGAGTTTATATAACCCAATTTCTCCTTCTGGCCAACAAGCCGTAATTGAGTGGGTTCGTCTTCATCATGAGTCTGTAACTGGTCGTGATGGCTATTCTGACTTCTATAAGAAAGATCTTAACTTGTCAATTATAGGTCCGGTAGGTGATGTTGTAAGTGAGTGG